CATCATGTTGCCGGTGCTGTCCCAGCCGCCGACAATGCGCAGCTTGCGCCCCGGTTCAAGATACTCGCTGAGTACCCACATGAGCTGTACAATCATATCGCGGAACGAGGCCTTGTATTGCTCCGTATGCCAGCGCGTGATCTTGCCGCCTGCTTCTTGCAGCGCCTGAATCGCCGTCGCTGCCGTAACGCCGAGGCCGCCCTCGCCGCGTGTGAACTGGTTCTGACCGCAGTCCTGCTTCATCGAATCGACAAGGTAGTTCATGATCTGATAGACCTGACCGTTGAGCGGAGAGGCCTGCACGGTCTGAAGCACTTCGCGGATATCCGCGCCTTCCCATTCGATGATGTGCTTGGACATATCCGCGATATCGTCGGCGTTAATGCCGCTACCCCGGCGTACAAAGTGCCTCTGCACAGCGGATTCGCGCGCGTTATCGTCGATATACTTCTGATATCGGTCGATGGCGTTCTGCGTATCGCGGTAATCGTGGATAATGCCTGTGCCGAACGGCCTGCGGAACACCTTGCGGTAGCGGTACATGACGAACGGATACTGCCCGTGAGCGTATACGCCTTCCTTGAAATCGCCCTTGTCCGCGCCGCCGAAACCAAGCTCGGTCGAGTACAGAAGCGCGCCGCCTGCAATCTGCGCCATATGCACGCGGTAATGACGCGCCTTTGCGTCATAGCGCTTGTACCAGAACTCGAGCAGGGTTACAGGCAAGTCGCCGCTCGGCGATTCGTACATGTAATCCGCTGCGTCATCGCTGCGAATAGCGTCTCCGCGCACATAGCCGCGTACATGCGGATAATGCTCTTCGACCCAGCGCACCGTTGTGCGCGTGACCTTGAAGCAGCCGCGCCCGTCCTGAATGTTCTCGTACATCGGATCAGGATAGAAGTCCTCGGGATGCCAAGCGATGACGTTGACCATGCCCTCGCCGAACTCCATATCCTCATCCCAGAACGTCTCCGCCACGCCTGTGCCGGTGACAACAGAATCTTCCATGATCTGCTGATACGTGTCCGACCAGTTCGCCTGATAGAGAACATACGCGACAACGTCCGACATCTCTTCTGCGCTCTGCGCTGTCTCCTCGCGCTCGGGGATCATCTTCGCTTCCGGCATGTTGTCGATCTGATCGGCAATGACGTTGTCGATACAGCTATTGAGCGTCATGCTCGCCGGGGCTGTGCGGCTCTTCTCGTCCTGCTTGAGCTGGCGCATCTGGCGCGCACGCCGCATCTCATCGTGCTCGTCGCGCAGCTTCGTCTCGAAGAAGTCGAACAGCTTATACGCTCTGTCTACAAGCTCCTTTGCAGTCTCGCTGAGATTCTGCTCGCCGACGGGCATTTCATGCTTCTCGGAGCGGATATCGCCCGGAAGCGTCTGGGTCGGGTTCTTGTTTCTCGCAGGTTTTCTCTCTGCCATTCATATCCTCCTAATCGTCCAGCGGGTTGTATACCTTCGGTTTCCTCTCTACAGGCCGTCTCGGTGCGATAGGCCGCGACATGAGGAAGTAGCGCGTCTCGTCGTAGATGTGATCCTCGCCGTCCGTGTCGATGTCCTCGACCTTCTTGTCGTCGTACGACAGCGACGGGATCGTGCGGATGAAGTCCTTGCATGTGCTGAAGACATACAGCATTGGCCTGCCGTCCTCGTCGAACTTGAGCCGCTCGTGCAACTGCATCTTGCCGGCAAGGCGCGTGTTGTCGCCCTTCGTAAAGAACACACAGCCGCAATGCCTGCGGATCTGCTCCTCAACAGATGGGCCTCGGCTTCTGTCCCAGATAGCCGGGTCTGCTACGCCGATAGGGCGGATGCCTTCCTTGTACTCCGGCTCGACAAGATCCGACAGCATCGCGCCGATCTCTTCCGGCTCTTTCTTGAGGCCGACGTTTGCCTCGCCCTCGACGCACCCGTACAGCTCTTTGTACCTGTACGCACGCCCGTCCTCGTCGACAGCCCATACGCCGAACGAGAACGGCCTCGAATAGCCGTGATCGAAGCTGACGTACCGGGGCCAGTTAAGCGGTATCTCGAACGGGTCGATGACGTGCGTCCACTTGCCGTCCTTGTAGTGCTCCGGCTCGTTTGCAAACTCCGGGAATGCCTGCCCTTCGAATGCGTCCCAATGACCGTCCAGAAGCGCCTCACGCAGCTTCTTCGGCTTCTGCCGCAGCTCGATCTCGTATATCTTCGAAATGTGCGGATTGTCGCGCACTGTTGCAGGAATGTACTCGACCGTCGTCTCGACAACGCGCCCTTCGTCCATCTCTGTCCTGCGCACAACTTTCTCTTTGCCGATCTTCGTGCTGTCCACAAAGTACGCCTTGACCCATGCATGCCCCGGGCCACCCGGGTTGCTCGCACAGCGCACGCATGGCACAACGCCCATTCGTTTCGGCGCACGCAGACGCGTCTTCAGATAGTCGTACATCGCTTTCGTGAAGTGCGTCAGCTCGTCGAAGTACAGCCATTGAATCTCCGCGCCCTGATACTGAAGCATTGAATCGCCTTCGTCGTTCATGTAGCAGAAGTGCAGCACGCTGCCGTTGATAAGCCGCATCTCGTGCTTCGTCGCGCTGTACTGCCCAATCACCTTCGGTACAATGACGAGCATTGTCTGTATCAGCGTCTTTTCAAGCTCTGGATACGTCCGGCGAAACAGGTACGCATGCGTCCCCGGGTATCGAAGACAGCGCACAAACGCGTCCCAGCAAATAGCGTAACTCTTGCCGCCGCCAGCAGCGCCGCCGTACAGCACTTCGTTCGATACGCTCTCGTGGAACATCTTCTGCTTCGGTGTCGGAGAGTAGCCAAACGTAATGTTCATTTACTCGACCTCGGCAGGCATGCCCGTGTTGAATCCAGCCCCGTCCGCAAACGTAATGTTCACGTCCATCGCTTCCTGCTTCTCCGCACGTACGCCAGCCCTGTCCAGAATGTCCCTGCGATCCTGCTGATTGATGTACTCGAACTTGTCGCCTCGATGCTTGCGCGCACTCTCAATCGTTCTGCGCATCATCTCCGGCGCTGCCTTGTTCGCCATCGCTCTTGCAAGCACAACGTTCGACCGCGTCCGCCGCTCGATCTTCTCGATGACCCCTGCGTTGAGCAGCGTCTTGCTTAGCCATTCCTGCGAACGCCCAAACATGGCTGCTACCTCTTTCTGCGTAAGTGGCTTCTTGTCCGGGTCTGTTCGCGAGTCCAGATATATCTCTACTGCAAGCTCCTGCTTCTCCTCTGGTGGAAGATTCTTATAGTCAATGATCTCGTCCATTTTTTTGACCGCCCTCCTTCCTGAAAATTTTTATAGAAAAAGCGCCTATGCTTCATGTGCATAAGCGCTCTGTTCCCGTGGCGTGTTCAGTTTTTTGACCGGGTGGGGTGGGAGTACGGGAGGCAGAGGTATATAAGGCCGCTAAAGCCCCCCCGTGCGGATCTGCGCATTGCGCCTACACGGTGGCATGTAACGCGCAGGATTTTGATTTTTTACGCAGCGAAGAGTAAAAAACGAAAGAAAAAAATAAAGCAATGGGCTTGCAACCCATCAACATATGCGCGTATGCCTGCATTCGTGCGTGTCCGTGGCGCATTCCGTGGCAACGTGTGTGCGCTGGAGGTTACAACCCTGCGGCAGTTCCTTCCTATTACATGTACGCGTGTAACGAGCGCGCGCAGGCCGGGGAGGGTGTGCAGACGCGCGTATTGAGGCATGCGCGTACACCTGTGCGCTGCACCCATGCGCGTGCACCTGTGCGCTCCGCCCGCACATTCCGCTTACACCGCGCTGCGCTCACTGCATCCGCTGCGATCTCCACCGATTTACACAAGCTTTTGTAACCACCTGCATCCGTTTCAGCATTAATATGAAGCGATTTTGCGCAGTCCGATCATTTCCGCTTCACATTTTTGTATAATCGCTAGGATCGTGCCGCCGGAAGAAGCTCGCGGCCTCTTCCGCGGCCGTCCGCGATTATACTATATCATACATGTACGGGTGACATCAACTGTCATGACATGTCATGGAATTACATCGAAGAATGTAAGCAATACAAGGAAAAAAACGAGATTACGAAAAAAAGTGTAAATTTCTTCCGAAAAAGTGTTGACAGAGTCGTTTGACTCCTGTATACTGTAATCACAGAGAGTCAAAAAGCTCTCGTTCTTCTTCTCTACATAAGAGTCAATTGACTCTACGACATGAAAGTGAGGGCACAGCAATGAGGAAATCCAGCAAGAACACTACCATTAATCCTTCCATCTCTTCCGTTCAGGGCTATCATCAGGGCGGCTATCATGGCAACTACGCGTATCAGGGATTCAAAGCTAATAAGTATTTTACTTCTGACCGTTTCGAAAAGCTCGATGCAGATTTCAATCGTCCGAACGGAAAGCCGCTGAAGGGCTTCGGCCTTGAAAAGGAAACCGAATGTACCGGAATCAGAAATCAGACCGTGTATGCAGAAGTGCTTAATAAGATCATTTTTGCAGAATTCCCTGACGATCTCTTCAAGCTCCAAAACGACGCAACGCTCCACGGTGACACAAGCGCAGAAATCATTTCTCAGGTTATGACCAAAGAATTCATTCGAAATCATTATCCAGCGTTCAAGGCGATGTATAACGTATATTTCCCGGCGTTCAACATCTCTTGCGTGCGCACCGGAAACTGCGGCATGCATGTCAACATGAGCAATGCTCTGTTCGGATCTAAAGAAGAAACGCAGATCACAGCAATCAGAAAGTTCCTGTATATCGTCAATAAGCATTACAAATTCTTTTGCGCGCTGACGAATCGCGACATCAATAACACGAATTGGTGTGGACGAATGAGCATGTACGCAACTAAAGAAGGTGCGAAAAACGCGGACATGTACCGCATGCCCAGCTCACACGGAAACTGCTTCAACGCAAGCCATTTCCCCGAGGGACGCATCGAGCTTCGCATCGTCGGCGGACAGAAAGACTTCGCCTGCTTCCGTAACACGATGGAAAGCATCTTTCACGTTGTCCAATCTGTAAAGAAACTCAGTTGGGACGATTGCGACGATCTTACTAAGATCTTCAGCGGCTGCAATCAGTACGTGTTTGATCGACTCAACACGAAATGCAGAAACGCCGGAACGATCTCCCTTGAAAAGCTTCAGGAAATCCTCCCCACCGTCAAAACCGAGCAGTTTATCTGATAGACGTTTTACAGTGCGGCGTGTAATGCGCCGCACAATAAAGCGCCTGACGCGCTGCACAATTACACTTCCGACTGTAGAAAGTGAGGCACAACATGAAAAAGATTCAGATGATTGCTCAGCTCAAACTTAGCGATGGCAAGTGGCACGACAATTGCGTATTCACCGATGAGGCGGAGATTTACAGGAGACTTAGTGAAAACCTGATTGCAAAGAAGATTAACAAGTGTCTTTACATTAAATCAATTTCTCGGCGTCAGAACTATGATGGGACTCACGATATCACAGTGACTTTTGTAAATGGCGTGCGTCACATCTACACCATCCCAACACATTGACCTCCACCTGACGAGAGCTGAATGGCAATCAGCCGAAACTGCTGAGTGGAAACACTCGGCAGTAGTGGAAAGCCACAAAACCACAATAACCAATGCAAAAACGAGAGGAGCACGCCAATCATGTACATTCTCGGAAAAAGCTTCATTAATCAGCTCGATCGCGTCGAACTTCTGCGCATGCGTGAAAACGGCATGAGCAACGCCGAAATAGCGAGAAACCTTGGATGCAGCAATAGCAGCGTATATAAGCTCATAGGTGCGCAGCCCAAAGATATGACCTTGGCTAACAGGAGAGAAGGCCGCCGCATGGATGGAACGCCGGAAGCGCGCACAATTACACGTGAGCATGTAAAAGCAGAAGAACCGCGCAAGGCTGTGCTTGCAGTGAAAACCCTTCCGCCTTCCCCAATTCCCCTTCACGGCGCTTTTATGGACTATTGCGTAAGCGCCGATAAACAGTATGTTGACGTTGAGACGGCGCAGGGGCGCTGCCTTATGCAGATTCCCGTTGACAAGCTTGACCTTTTTATCGAAGAGTTGAACGCCATTAAGCGAAACATAAATGCCTCTTCCGCTCTCCCGTTCTGGGGCTGACGTTTTACAGGTTGCCTGATCGCAGGCAACCGATAAAGCGCCAAGCAAGCGCTAATAAATCACATTGGAGGATGTAAAAATGTGCATTATCTGTATCTCTAAGCGCGGCATCGCGCAGCCGTCAGAAGAAAGAATTAAAGCCATGTTCGATAGCAATCCACATGGCGCAGGCTACATGTACGCCCGGAACGGTCGAGTGATCATCCATAAGGGATTTATGGATTGCGACGAATTCCTTGAGCAAATCAGGTACGAGAATTTTACGGCGGACGATGTAGTCGTGTATCACTTCCGCATTTCTACGCAGGCCGGTGTAAATCCTGAGATGACGCATCCGTTTCCCCTTTCTAAAGAGAAATCGCACTTAATGGCGCTGGATCTCGAATGCGCATGCGGAATTGCGCATAACGGTGTAATTCCCTGTACAAGCACGCGCGGCAAAACGGACATGAGTGACACGGCGCTTTTTATTCAGAAGTACGCAACGCACATTCTGCGCACGCCGGACGATCTGCGCGACACAGAAATTCTCAACGTCATCGATAAGCTGATCGGTGCATCCCGGCTTGCCATCCTTGATGGCTCTGGCTATGTCGCAACCCTCGGCAGATTCATCACTGCAGACGGTGGCCTGCTCTACTCGAATTCTACATACAAGCCTGTAGAATACATATTTGACGAAAAGTGGTACGAGAAGTACAACGGAAAATTCCATTTCGCGATGTAAAAGGAGTGTG